ATGAAAACGCCACAAGCCTACTACGCGCAGGCGCGCGAGATGTTTTTTACCGCCCATGCCGATTTTCAGGCCGCGCTCGATGAACTGACGGAGAGCGACGCGCGCCACGCCAATATGTCGCTGCGCCAGCTGCGCGAATGGCATGCGGAACGTATTTACGCCGCTTTCCTGCGCCAGAAAAATCTCGACGGCATGATCTTCTCTATTCAGCTAGCCGAGCCGGATAAAGCGGTGGCCGCCGAAGCCATTGAAAACTATCTTAAATCACATGCAGAATCGCTGGGAATGACCTGGGAAGAGTTCTGCATCAAGAACGAGCTTTAACCGGTCGAAAGGGGCAACACCTCCAACCAGTAAAATAAATCAGGATTAAATTGTACAAGAAGACAAAACTTGTATAAGTTTACTGCACGACTTCGGTCGTGATTGTCCTTGAACGAATGGTGCGCTTGCACCGCCTCTGGAGGTGTTGCTGGATTTCCACCTCCAGAGGTTTGATTTTTTCCTCTGTTGCTTTTCTTACCTCCCGTTGACCTTCCTGGTTTTGCTATCAGAGACGAATTTGCGCACCACGCCGAAAAAAAAGCGTTCAATGCGCCTGAGAGGCTTGTCACTGGTTGGATTTACAGTATGATGTGCCAGCGAATTTCTTCCCTGTATGGAATACCAGTATGTTTGTGGAATTGATTTACGATAAGCGTAACGTAGCCGGCCTGCCAGGCGCGCGTGAGATGATTTTACGGGAGCTGGAAAAGCGCGTTCAACGCGTCTTCCCGGAGATTGAGGTGCGCGTAAAGCCAATGGAGCGTAACGCCATCGAAACCGACCTGAGCAAGAACGATAAGGCTACGGTGGCGCGCATTGTCGAAGAGATGTTTGACGAGGCGGAAATGTGGCTGGTGGCCGACTAAGCGTCGACCACCGCCGGAGCAGGACTACTTCTCCTGCTCGCTGTGGTTAATAGCGATTTCGATATCCTGAATCACAGCGTCTAAGTCATCCAGCAGCGTGCCCTGTTTGTTCAGCAGCGCATCAATGCGTGCGGCAAATTCCGGATCTTTATATTCGCCGGCATCGAACGCGAGCCAGTGGCTGGAGAGGGTTTCTGTATTGGTCTGCGCATAGTGGCGCATCTCTTTCAGCTGCGAGGTCACATCGCGCAGGTAGTCAGTTTTGCTTTTCGTTTCCACTGAATCACTCATGCTGTTTTTCCTTTTGCTGTTTTAACCAATAAATATCTCGCGTGAATGATTAAAGGTAGTGGAATATAACGAAGCCGCCTTAAGAATATTCGGAAGTGGCGCCTGACCCTCTCGATTTCTGGCTCAGGCGCCTCTTCTTCTTTAGCCCAGCCTTATCGCCACACCGTCAGAAGCGTCCTCTTGATAAAAAAACAGGGGACGCATTGTCCCCTTTTAGTGCCTTACCGCTCAGTTATTAGAGATATTTACGCGCCAGTTCGAACAACTCCTTTCTGGCCGCCGTGCCCAGATGCTCAATCCCTTGCTGCACAAAATCAAAAGCGGCGCCGAAATCTTTTACCCCTGCGCTGAAGTCGCTTTGCTCCTCTTTCCCGGCAGGCTGAGCAGACGACAACCCAGCAGGCGCAGCGCTGGTGGAAGCGGCTACGGGCGCCGTTTCCTGAACAGCAGCGTTAGCAGCCTGCGCGCTGGCCTGCTGGGCAGCGGCATCCGCCACGGGTGTCTGCGCCTGGGATTGCGCATCGGCGGCAGCGCCTGTCGCAGCTGGCTGATCGGCGGCCTGAGCGGTCGCGTCAGAGGGCGCGCCCTGCTCTGCGGGCTGGGGCGCTGCTGCGGCCTCTGGGGCCGCAGGCTGTGCGGCAGCAGCGTCGGGCGTTGTAGCCTGCTCCGCAGCCTGTGCCGCAGCAGCGTCGGGCGCAGCAGCCTGCTCCGTAGCCTGTGAGGCTGAAGCGTCGGGCGCTGCGTTCTGATCCGCAGCCTGTGAGGCTGAAGCGTCGGGCGCTGCGTTCTGATCCGCCGATGGCGACGGCGTGTGCTGCGCCGTCGCATCCGGCGCCACATGGGTTTCGCCTGGCGTCTCTTCAGAGGTGGCTGGCGCCACCGTTGAGGGAGAGGATAAACGCTGCAGCTGCGGATCGGTCGGCACATTGGCGTCCGGTATGGCAAACTGCGGCAGCTCGGCATCGCTTGCAGGCGTGGTTGAGTTAATGATGCTGGTATCGGTCATGGCAGACTCCTTAGTGATGATGAACGATCGGAGGGCATGAAAGCCTTCACCAATCAGGTTAAAAATTCGCATTAGACTCTCCCGTTAAGGCTTCGTAGCATTTTCATCCTGTATGACGACCCGCTTCACCTTGTCGACCGTCTGATCGGGTAGCGTATCCAGCTTTTTCTGAAGCACGTCCACCTGCTTCGAAAGCTCATCCACCTTGGCTTCACGTCTCGCGGCGGACTCGCGCGCTTCGCGCCGGATATCCTCAACGCGCTGATTAGCCGTGCTGCTGACGTATAAGAAAAGAATGGTCATCACAATGCATACCAACGACATGCCCAGCATAAGCACGCCGAGCATGACTTTGCGCTTGTGGCTCACGGGTCTTATTTCACTGTGTATCTCGGCCATCGCTATGCTCCTCTAATGTAGAAATCAGCCTGTCGATTTCATTACGGAACTTGCTGTTTTGATCGGCATCGGTCATTACGACCAGAATGCCGAGCGCGTTTTTGATTAAGCGCAGATCGGTCTCCAGGGTAGATATCCGTCGTAAATTGGTATCATGACGTATGCGTAAATCGTCATTCTCCTGACGGAGCAGCGCATTGCTCTCCTTCAGCAGCAAGACTTGCTCCTTGTAGCTGGTAATGATTTCTCCACCGGCACGATTGCTGGTGACAATAGAAGCAATACCTGCAATAAGCGGCTTCCAGAAAAGCGCGGCCGCTCCGCCCCCAAGAACCAACGCGCCAACACTGGTTATCAAACTACTTTCCATGCCTCACCTCTGTACCTTGACGGGTAACGGCTGCTGACGTCAGGCGTAAAACGCAAAGCGCCTCCCTCGTCGCAACTTAAGATTGCTTAAATTCACAGCTTAAGTATACTTAAGTCTGGCTCTCAGGAGATGTCAAGAAGATGGAAAAAGAAACCACGGGCGATCGTATTCGCTTCCGACGTAAGGCACTGAATTTGACGCAAAAAGCAGTTGCGGAAAAAATCTCGGTTTCCCATGTGGCGATATCGCAGTGGGAAAAAGAGGAAACGCTGCCGCGCGGAGAAAACCTGCTGCGACTCGCTGAGGTACTGGGCTGCGCGCCGGCATGGCTGGTAGACGGGGATGGACCGGTGTTTACTATACAAATGCAGGCGCAAGCCGGCCTGCCTTTTCTGGAAAGAGAACAGATTGGCGACTGGCTGGCGGAGGCGTCGCAGGTTGAGATCCTCAGGCGGATCCCCACCGATCGCAGCTACTCTGTCACCAGCTTTGCATTGACGCTGTGGGACAATGCGCTGGCGCCGCAGTGCCTGCGTGGCGATCTGCTGCTTATCGATCCGGAATTGCCGCCCCAGCCAGGGGATCTGGTGCTGGCGCTTAATGGAGAGAATGAGTATGTGCTGCGGAAATATCGCGCGCGCAGTCATAACAGCTTTGAGCTGGCGCCGCTGAACGAGGATTATCCGCTGTTGCGTTCATCGGAACAGGCGCTGTCTGTGCTGGGCACGCTGGTAGAGTGGCGACGCTATCGCGATACGGCGCAGTAAGCAGCTAAAATCTTCCGCTTCGCTCGAACTTTCACCGCGAAGCAGCGTCCTACTAAGCATGTGGATAATTCCATGTAACGATTTCACCCGCCCTGAGCGGGCTTTTTTTTGCCCATAAGAATTTCCTGTGACGAATTCCTGTTCCCGCGTTTCTTTATCGTAGCGCCGGTGGGAAGATAATCTGGCGCTATGCGCATACCCTTTACGTAATGCAATCGAGAGTTCTGCTTGACTGGACTTGCCCGCTGACCTGTGCGGGCAATTTTTTGCGCGCTTTAATGAATAAAGCCGTCCGCAGACGGCTTTTACCTTCAGGGATTCAGATTTTCATCCTCATCCTCAATGTCATCTTCTACATACTCATCATCTTCTGGCATCTCATCCCCCTCTCCGCCGGGTATATCTTCTACGCCGCCTGGGATCTGGCCGTCGCCGGGAATGGGATCGATATCATCGGGACGTTCTGACATACGCACCTCCAGTTACCCCTATTGGGTATATTTAGTTTAGTGCTGTGACTATTAGATACGCGCCCTCGCTTGCTGAAACGTGAACGAAGCGTAAAAGATGAAACATTACGTCGCTGCCGTTTGGCTTATTGGCCCGGCTGTGTTCCACGAACGCTTTCACAAAGGCGCCGTCGTCAACGCAGATAAATTTAATTCTGTTTATTGACGGATCGCTTTATAGCTTCTTCAATAAAATAAGAGTCTGCACTGGAGGAAAAGCTCATGACCGAATTGTTACATATTATCTCTGTCAGCGCGATTGTCGCCGGAATATATCTGATTCAGTAAGAGAATGGTCACGCGCAGGTAATATTGTGGTGATAACCTTCTTTGATGGGGCCCTTGTGCTTGAGAGACGCTTCAGCGCAAGAGCCGTTGCAGCAAGGCCTGCGGCAGAACCGCTATTTGAAAAGCATCATTGGCAAGACTTCTTATGCCGCCGAAGTGATATATCGCCTTTCAGAAAAAGTGCCTGGCTGAAATATATTTATGCAGTTCCATTAATATTAATGATGCAGCATTTCATCCACCACCTGTTCCTGTGTTAACTGCCAGGGATAATAAGTTGGCCAGTTATCCATTTCTTCCAGCAGCGCCTGCTGAGAGATATTGCCGCTAAAAAGGTGAAAATGGCTCGATTTGCGCGGTGCGATAATATGATCACTAAACTGCACATATTTCGGCGCCTGGCTGTTCCTGTCATGACATTCAAACAGATAGCGAACGCCTTTTTTCCCCGGAGGCGTAGGTCAGGATTTTATGTCCGGCATAGCTGTAGCGGCAGGAGGCGACGCTGTCGCCGCGATGAAATTCGATGACGCCATCTTCAATGCCCAGCCGCTCGATTTGCGTGGCGTAGCCTTTGCGGTAGTAAGCTTTAACCTGTTCTGGCGTTTTATGCCCATCTTTTTGCGCTTTCTGCGCGAAAACCGGGTCTAGCTTTCCTTGCTCCAGCAGCTGATAGACGGACTCCCATACGCCATCCCAGTCTGACAGCGGGCGATCCTTTACATCTTTGTCGTCAAATACTCCTTCGGCCGCTTTTTGCTCTGTTTGCGACAGCGCTGGGCCATGCGCGTGATGGCCATGGGCCATAGCCTGCCCGCTAAGCAGCAGACTCAATGCGATGACTTTCCCTTTACCTGCCAACATAGTTACCCTCCATCAGTGAAAGAGTGTAAAATGTTATGATATAACATTTATGAAAACAAGCTTTGCGCGTGCTTTCCCGCTAGCTGGACTGGAAAAGCCTTTTCTCCTCTGATTTTGAGTCTGTTGCCGTCAAGCACTTCACATCGCGCAGCGCCTGCAGCTCGGCCAGGCGCGATTTGGCTTTTTCGCTGGCGTTGTGGCGAGCGAGGCCGTTGCCGATGCCGAGATCGCCCATAAAACCCAGTACGGTGCGATAGTCGAAGCTGCCGGTCTCAGCGATCTCTTGCTGGATATGGCGCGTTTTGACGATTTCCTGTTTCAGCGCCTGGCAGTTCAGCGTTACCGCTTCTTCATCCGTTACCGCGGAAGCCTGGGGGTACTGCTTGGTCGCGCAGGCGGAGAGCAGCAGCACGGCTGCGATTAACCATATTGATTTCATTGGGATGTCTGTTACGCCGTGCTGGTTGTGGGGGGGTTAAACCTGCATATTCATAATGCAGTGGTAGGAAAAATAGAGCGAGCGAAGATCACATCGAAAGCCCGCACCAACAGAGCATTGCCGCAATAACTTGCCAACCTTGTAGCGAAGAGAGGGTAAAGATTGCGGCAATTTTTTGTCCCATGCATGCCCCATAGAATTTACACTCCACCTAACCACCCCGTAGCCTGCTCAGATTGGCGCGGAACGCCACTGCCCCGTCGCCGGGGCTTTTTTTAGTTGATAACATATCTCAACGAATCCTTGCCTTGATAACTCACTGATGACAAGATCCGCATGCTCTTCTGATGAGGAATTTCTTAATGGTTAAGCTTTTCGCGCGATATGCTTCTGTCGGCGTTATCAACACGCTTATTCACTGGGTGGTCTTTACCGTCCTATATACAGCGGGTCAGACGCAATCCCTTTCAAACTTTGCCGCATTCTGCTTTGCGGTGACGTTCTCTTTCTTTGCTAACGCAAAGTGGACATTTAGCGCAGAAGCGACGACCATTCGCTATTTGCTTTATCTCTTCTTCATGGGTGGCATGGCATCTGCCGTTGGCTTGTATGCTGACCGCACCCAAACCAATCCAGTTGTGACGCTGATCGTCTTCTCCGCAGTAAGCCTTATTTGCGGATTCATCTATTCAAGATTTGTTGTTTTCAAGGATCGGAAATGAAAATATCGCTTGTTGTCCCTGTATTTAATGAAGAGGATGCCATACCAATTTTTTATCAGGAAGTTCGTGGTTTCTCCGCCTTTGCAGAGCATGATGTCGAAATAATCTTCGTGAATGACGGAAGCACAGACAGCACAGAAGCAGTAATTCACCTCTTTTCCAATCATGACAAGCTTGTGAAGCATATCTCCTTCACGAGAAATTTTGGCAAGGAACCAGCCCTGTTTGCTGGCCTTGAACGCGCTACCGGAGACGTGGTAATCCCCATCGATGTCGATCTACAGGATCCAATAAAGGTAATCCCCGAGCTCATTGATAAATGGAAGAAAGGGGCGGATGTTGTTCTGGCTAAACGCATAGACCGTAGTTCAGACAGTCATATGAAGCGAGCAACCGCCGAGTGGTTCTATAAGCTTCATAATAAAATAAGCTCGCCTAAGATTGAGGAGAACGTCGGCGACTTCAGACTGATGTCTCGTGAGGTAGTTGAGAATATTAAACTACTTCAGGAGCGCAACCTTTTCATGAAAGGCGTACTTAGTTGGGTCGGCGGAAAAACGGAGGTTGTTGAATACATCCGGGCTGATCGTGTTGCCGGCAAAACTAAATTTAATGGCTGGAAACTCTGGAATCTTGCGCTAGAGGGGATTACAAGCTTCTCCACTTTCCCATTACGTGTTTGGACATACATAGGGCTAGCTGTAGCATCAATGTCTTTCATTTACGGCATTTGGATGATACTTGATACTATATTTTTTGGTAACCCTGTTCGTGGGTACCCATCAATTTTAGTTTCAATTTTGTTTCTTGGTGGAGTTCAACTCATCGGCATTGGAGTGCTCGGAGAGTACATTGGGCGAATTTATATTGAATCCAAAAAAAGGCCACGATACCTTACTAAAGATGGAGTGAAGAAGTAATGAAGGCTTTGGAAAAAAATCGCGAACTTTTCACACCGTTCATTATAATAAGCCTTATGTTTGTAACGCCAATAATATTGGCCAATATATATTATTACGATGATTATGGAAGGTCATTATTAGGATATACAAATTGGAATAAAGTAGATGGGAGGCCTTTAGCAGAAGCAATAATGATTATGCTGATGCAAAGCCTCAGGATGTATGACATATTCCCGCTTCCATTAATTGCAGGGCTGGCGGCGCTTTCGTTAAGCACAAAGTACTTTATTGGGATAATAGACAGCAAAGCATCATGGTATGCTATTCCTATTTTCCTGTCTATTTTGTCCAACCCGTTCATATTAGAGCCATTATCATACAGGTTTGACTCTTTAATATTTCTACTGTCATTAGCTGTAGCGATATCGTATATCTACGAGCCCATAAAAGGCAAGCTTTCTTTTTTGTGGGATTTTATTTGTTCAATGGCTGTTTTGTTTTTATACCAAACATCATTTAACGTAATCCTTTGCATTCTTGCTGTGAGATTTTTACTCAAATGTAATTCCGGGCTTCCTGACTCGCGAATCATTAAGAGCACTCTATTATCGGTCGCAGCTCTATTATTGTCGGCGACATCATTTTCTTTAATTAATAAATATTTCTTCAAGCTTGAGATCAACCCCTATCATCCTAAGGTGGCCAGCGAAAATATTATTGAGAAAGTTTTGTTTAACACTAAAGAGTATCTTGGATTCCTTTCGGATTTCCACCCATCGGGAAGGATAGTTATTTTCTTAATACTATTAATATCTGTTGTATCTTCTGTTATAATCGCTTCTAATGCTAGAACCACTAAAAAAGCATATAAATTAATAGTATATCTTTCAGCATTAATAATGCCATTTTTATGCTTAACGGCTTCTGCTGGGATTCTCCTGATTCTTGACAAGCCTCTACTTGTGCCAAGATCATTGATCGGATTCTCCGGTTTCATGATATTCAGCTGTTCTGCATTTTACTTGTCTTTAAAAAGAAAAGCATTCACACTTATCTTCATCTTGCCATTTATATCTTCTTTACTCACATGTTTCGCTTATGGAAATACTTATAGAGATCAATATAAGATTTACGATGCCATCGCTCAAGATATTATTGTTGACACTCAGAATTACAGCGATAACTCTATCAGTTTCTCTTTTGAGGGGAAGGCGCCAACTTCTGGTATTTACAAGAATTCTGAGCAAAGGCTACCCCTGCTTTCAAAGCTAATGCCAGGTGAGTTTTATAATGGGTGGTGGGCAGTCATGTATATGAAAAAAAATGGATGGGTACAGCATCCATCTTGGTATGACAATGAGGTGCATCCAAATGCGCAAACATTGGCTTGCCGGTCATTGCCCATTGCTAAAGCAAAGTATTACTACCTATTTAAAGAGGGTAATTTAATTATAATAGATTTCAATAAATCCAACTGCGACAAATAACATCGGAAAGGCACAGATAGTGCCTTTTTTAAAAGAAAAGACTTTCAGTTAATTATGAAAATTGTAACAAATAACCAAAGCCATTTAATCCATAACTTAAAATGGATTATTTGGCCACGTAATATCAGGAGCCGCAGATGGATCGATTCGATTCAGAAAGACTCGGTATTTCTTCCACTGAGCTAACTGAGCTTTCTCGTCATCAGTGGCAATTTCTAGATCGACTGCGTCCTGCAGTGGGGCAATTTTATTGCCAGCTTCGTTCATCAGGAATGCCTTTTCCGCCTCTGCATTATTTACCAACTGCTCCTGGCTGAGTGGTGGAGTATCGACCCAGCATGGATTACCTTTCCCGTCAGAACCAATCATTTTCCCTTCAGGTGGTTGCTCATTAAAGTGGGCATAAACCTCATCGCTCACTTCAATGTAATTATCTGGCCATGTCCCAGCAGCCTCAAAAACATGTTTATCAGAAACAAAGTAAAAAGCGTTTTCAATTGGTGGGTTATAATTTTCATTCAGAGTAGAAAATATATAGTTGCTCATGTTAATATCCTATTGCGAAAAATGAAACAGCCCCAGCAAGATAACTTACTCCACCACCAAGCACGGACCTCATCTGGGCTGCAGCGTACTGATTAGTTGTATACTGCATTGTAGGCCAGACAGTGGATGTCTGATTTGCATTGGAGGTTGGCGCCCTGTCTGCAGCCCATGCGAAAAGGACGGCGTTTGGGAATGGCTGGTCAAATGGCTGGAAGAAATATCCATTATTATCTGCATTACCATTTACAACTTTGAGTATAAAGCCGTTTGGTAGTTGTAATGTAATTTTCCTGTTAGAGATATCCGTCCCAGAGCGATTAAATATAAAGCTGCTCATGTCAGGAATTTGATTGGCTCCTGTTCCTACGCCTCGCTTTGAGGCGGTGCCTAAGGATAAATTAGTTGTGATAGCGCTGATGAAGTTATTCAATAATGTCGTGATATTGCCATTATCCAGGGCATCAATACTGGCCTGAGAAATAAACTGCCCTATTACCGCAGCCATCGTTGATGACTGTCTCAGAGCTTTGTTTATTTGTGAAGAGCTCGCTTTTCCTGACTGGAAGCCAGTAAGTAAAGCCGCAAGCGCTTCATAATCAGACTGGCTTGTAACATTAGCTGCAGGACCAGTGGCAAAGGGTTTAAAGTCGTTTGTAGCCATTAGAGTGTTTTCTCCCATGCACCGTCTTCAAATCCGGCGATATATTCGTTATTCATATCAAACCCAAAGAACCTCTTTCCTTCTGAAGGAGTTTCAATCGATGGCGTTTGAATATCTCCAGCCCATACACCGGCTGCTTTTACTGTTAGATATCCTTGTTTGATTGCCGCTAGAATCTCTTTTGAAACCAGTGAGATATCTTCCTCAGGAAAAACCCATACGGATATGGTCATGTCCTGATTGTCGACGATTTGCATTCTCAGGCCGGAACCATCAAGCGCGGTTTCCAGAATCGCCGGCAGCGAGTCGTTTTGCCCGTCCCAGCTGTTGATGGCTATTTTCGCTTTCAGGATGACCCGATAAGTGTCATCGCTGAGGCTTGTGAACCCAGCGTCAGGGTCAAAAGGCCCCTGCCAGACGCCCTGGTCCCAGCCAAGCCCATCGGTATCAAATGAAAAGTAAACACCGCTGATGGGCTGGCTGACGACTCGCGTACGTCCAATCCACTCTCCCAGCACATCCAGCTGCACGCCGACTGCGCTGTCAATGTCGAAGGCAGTGAGCAGGTTTTGTAGTGCTGTGGAGGTATCGGTAAGCGGTCGCGTTGACAGGTCGACGTGATCGACAAACAGAGGCTTCCCTCTGTGGTAGTTGGAAATCAGGTCAGTGTATTTGCTCATGACGTCACCGTGAGCGCGATATTCGCTGTGCTGCAGGAGGCTGACTCGTTAAAGGCGATGACGACATTTGAAGCCGCTACCGATCCGGCCGATTTGCCAATAGCCAGCGCGTTAATGTCATAATATTTCGCGTTGCCGCCGCTCACGACACCGAGGTTTGCCGGTGAATAGATGCGGCTTAACAGGACGTCATCGCCAATTGTCAGGCTGTTGATGTAATCGGCAATCGCCTGCTTAATCTGCTCGCCGATCTGAGTGGTGTAACCGGTGAAGACCTTCAGAGTTATGGCGACATAGATCGGAACATCTGTTGATCGTGAGAAGCTGATTGCGTGCGGATTATCGTATTTATCCGGCACAGTGACGGTCGTCGAGCCGAACGTGGCAACACCCTGGCCTTTTTTGCCACGGATAGTCTGAGCAATCTCCGTAACGTCCCCACCGTCTACTATCGCCGCTAAGGAGTGTGCAGGAATGCCGTCACTGTTCACTGCTCCGGTATCATTCTCATAAAGCTTGTGACGAGTTACGCCTGTTACGTTGGCGATCGCTCCATCAACAGCATCAAACGGTGTCAGCGCAGGAATAGCTACGCTCTGAGCCTGCCGCATACGAAGCTGGGCATCAGTCTCCGCTGCGGATCCTACGGTCGCCGCGCTGGCATTCGATACCGCAGTCCACCCACGCGTCGGCGTATTGATTTTAGTGATGCTGCCCGCGACCGCCGCAACTGCACCGGATGTTGCGCAGGTGGCAGTAACGGTAACCGATCCGTCGACATCGATAGTCACGCTCGCCGGGAGGTTCCAGATGATGCCGTTTGCATCCTTTACGGAGCCATTGGTAATTGTCGTTCCGGCCGTACCGATGAGCGTCACGTCAACCGTGGAATTAGTGGCCGCCTTGCGTGTGATGCCGTTAATTTTAACGTTTCGTGTCAGGGCGTCAGTCATGCCTGATGACGGTGAAAACGAGTTGTAGACTTGAATCGCCATGTTGTTGGCATCGTGCACCGCCAGCGCCACAAGCGCGACCATCTGCCCGTCTTTACTGTCCGGATCAAGATAGGCATCGGTGCCGTAAATCTGCTGGAAATATTCGGTGATAGTGCTCAGGATTGTCTGGTAATCAGGCGCACTTATCCCTGAGGCGGTCACCGTAGCGGAGAGCCCCAGCGTATCTAAATTGAGAGCCATTACGCCTCGCTTGTGACTGTCGTCGTTCCGTAGATTGTGTCGATCGTCGCGGTAAACACTACGCGGCGGGATGAGGTATTCAGCGTCGTATCGAACGACCTGATAGAGTTAACGCCTCGCGTCTCAAGGATGCGCTGGCGGATGGCGAGGTTGTAGGTTTCAGGCTTCTGCTTACCCAGCACAGACTGAATCCACGGTGTTCCCTCTGTGGTGTCGAGAAACCATTGCCCGTACCAAAGCAGGAACCGCGTTTTAACCGCCTGCGCCACAGTTTCCGGTGAGTTAATCAGCCAGGTGTCATCGCCCTGCCCGAAGGTGTAATCACCATCTTCATCTTCGCGTCTGTATCGCATCAGTTCACCTTGCCAGAATTGCCAGTGCCAGACTGCACGCCGTTATGGGTATGTTGGTCGCTGATGTCTTTGCCGTTGGATTTGAGGGACCCTATAAACTCGATGGCGCCCGTAATTTTCGCCGCGGTTCCGGTTGCCAAACTGCCGACCATACCGCCCAACCATGTCAGCAGACCGTTGATGGTTACAGCAGCGCTAAATTTAGCGAGCGGTGTTGTCACGTTCAGTCCGCCAGGTGCCACGATGTTCACTGCATGGCTTTTGGGGTCCAGCTCGATATAAGCCGCGCCGTCATCCGTTCGCATCTGAAGCGTCGAGGTGCTGATATTGCCTATCACCTCCGCCTGCGACTGCGGGCCGATGAATGCAAAGGCGTCCGAAAGGTCATGCTGCCGAGGATCAACCGGCTCCTGCACGCCGCCGTTCTGCCACCAGAAGTCGATGCAGCGATCGGAAAACACCACCAGGCACTCGTCACCTGCTTTCACAGGAAAGGTGATAGTGCAGCCACCACCACGCGGAAAAACCACCGGCACGTCGACGAGCAGCGGCAACGGCGCAGAATTAAACTGACCTGCCTCATCAGCGACCTGACCTGATATGGCCGGCTGAACAGTGCAGGTGCATGCCATTGGATCAAACGACTGGATGATACCGGGCATGGATACGCGCAGCATGGAGAAGATGGTGTCAGACAGCACCTTCATCGCCTGCTGTTCGCCGCCTGCCAGCGACTGAGGATTGACTGACAT